CTTTGCTCTTCTTGTCGAGCACCATGAGGCTTTGCCATGTGCAGATGGTATGCTGCCGATCATATTCCTTGCGATCGCCATAAAGCACACCAACGTCGAGCCCGATGTTGCGATAATCCTCCTCAGTTTGTTGAACGAGATTCTTGTTGGGAACGATGACGATGGTCCTACCGTATTTCTCAGCCAGCATGCTCAGGCTTGCCGTGATGATGGTATTGTGAGTTACAACATATCCATCTGTTAGATATAGATGATCTGGATGATCGACCATAATACACCGGACCGGTTCATTGGATACCTTTTTGATATCAGTAATATGGAGCATCGGACTCCGTCTTACAACTCTCGATGATACACGATCAACCTTCCTAGGCATCGTGACTAGTATGCTAGGTGTTGGATGGTATACAGACACGTTATAAACATCCTTACAAGGTATCATTTCTCCCTTATAAATCCGGTTGGTGCGGGTGGTGATATTGGCAATACCTCCGATGCTATGGAGCAGTTTTGCAAATCCATCGGCCAATTGTTGGCTAGTTGTTGTGAACGAAATGCATCCGCGCTTGTCAACATATCCGTCAGTATCCAGAAGACCTTGTATCAATGACAGTCTCTGCGAATAGCTACTGTTGAGATATATAGGCGGTATAAACTTGGTATGACTATACGCTCCCTTTAGGCCAAGTTCTTTGATACGTGCCTTGTAGAGATGGTATGTTGGTTTTTTGATATCTGGCTGTGTGTTGATATCACGCATCCATTTAGATCTTGCTTCCATATGAAGCTCATTTGAGCCAAATGAAATGCTATAATCATATCGATCCTTGTGTTTTAGAACATATCTCGGGTCAAGCTTAGATGAGATTTTATCGACAATGAACTGATCAGCTGTTGAGATGCCAAAATTATCTCTAAATGATCCATCTCCAAGTAATGCTCCCAGTATGTACGGATCAATTGGTAAGTCTGTATCATTCGTTGCATCAGATACCATCGTTGGTAAAGGGACTGACATGGTCCGTTGGTTGGTTGCCTGATACTTGATGATCTCCTTAAGAGAGATTACCTTCCATTTTTCGGTCCAATTGTGGTTATGTACCTTCCACAGATGTTCGTCGCATGATCTAACCTTGCGACCGTCCTCAAATGTGATCTCATACACATCCTTTGGATCATGATCAAAGGTTCCACTGACTACAGCCGAAGATCCGTCGGGTGTCGTAACGAGGTCACCTATCACGATATCCCCCATTGCCTTCCAGCCACCAGGAACCTTAACAAGGCTTGATAGAGGTTGAGCCTTCCCCGCGCTGGTTGGTGCAATGGAGATTCCCTGTAGGTTGTTGATGCATTCGTTGATGGCCTGTATCTGATAATCACGGATGACTATAGGCTCACCTGCAAATCTATGCCCAGCAGGCCAACTGATATGGCTGAGGAAATTCTCATCAATCTTCTCAAACTCAAAACTGTGGGATGCTCGACAATCTTTGATCTCAAACTCATAGCCTTCCTTGATCAGTACTGGAAGTATTTTATCGAGAAGATTTAGATATGTCCTACCTCCCAGGGTGCAAAAGCTCTGGCACCCATCCCATCTTCCAAGCTTGTATGCTGGACTATATCTTGCATGTGGTAGGAAGTATTTCACTGCATTGACACATGCCCGCCTGGTGGCTAGATCAAGGCCTTCAATCTTTACCCCAACTTCGTCAGTAATGACTATCTCAGCGGTCTTTATCATTCTTTATCTTCCTGTTTGTCTTGGATCCGGTAATACAAGGTACCTGCAAAGCTCGTAGTCAGTTAATATTGTGTCTCGGCTGCTGTTGAAAAATATCATTATAGAAACATTTAATAATGGCTGGAGCAGGTAAAAATAATCCAATGTTTGGCAAGAGTGCTGTCAAGGAACGCAAATAGCATCAAGACGTAATAACGCAATTCTACCTGTTTGAGAATTATCCAAAAAATTATTGATCAGAATCTTCAACCAGGTAGAATCAGAAATCATGCCTAAAATCGAGTATTGTTCTCAAGGGTTATGGTTTCTAAACCAACCACCCGTAGCTTGACAATATGTCCAATTTGCCAGGCTTTGATATCAAGTCCCTTCATCAAAGCCAAATACTTGTTCCTAACTAGGCTTACTTCATTGATGATAGTTGCCATACTGACCACGTCATCTTCACCGTCGATATATTTTTCTATGCTTCTGTCTGTTAGTTGTCGATTGTATCTTTCTAAATATTTGCGATAATGATCGCTGCGTAGTTTGTCATAGCGAATGTTAACATGTTTCAGTATGGCTTCGATTTCCTGCAGTTGTCCAAATCGATGACTGGTAATACCAGATAGTTCTTGTGAGTTTTTTTCGAGATTACCTGTGATCTTTGTTTCGTTTTGAGCTAGATCTAATTCTTTGTTAAAATGAGTTATGGCATTTGTAATTTCAAAGAGATCTTCAACTACCCGATTATACCACATGTATTATGCCTTGGCAAATTTGTTGTATAATACCCACAGTTTCCAGTCTATGGCATTGAGCATCAGCAGCGTTTTGGCCTGTAGTTCAGTTTGTACCGCAGCTGTTTGTATTGGATCTAATGAATTGGCCGCTAGATCAGATCTAACTAGAAGTTCACGCAGTTCATGATCAGACATGACAATTGCAGGTTTCAATGTGTTTTCAACCGAGTCATGATCCGTTTGACTAGGTGTATGATGCACGATCTTGTGTTTGATCATGCTGTTGTCTTTGCGATCTAGCTGTGTTGTATTCATAGAATTACGATTAGATAAATCTAATTTCTTTTTGGTCGTTGATCCCGGCCTCTGCAGATGATCAATATCAGCAATAGATTCCTTCGCAAGGAATCTATTGCTGAATTTATTCTTCTTCGTATTCTGTATCATCGGCGTAGTCCTCATCTAGGTCGTTTTTAAGTTCATCCAGAGCATAGTCGATGTGTTCGTCTTCTTCACGTAGGTCTTCTAGATCACCCAGTTCAATATCTTGTTCAAGAAAAATACGTAGATAACGCACTGCTGCATCATTTTTCTTGCCAGGTTGGATGTAATCTGTAAACAGTTCCCAGATTTCTAAAACAGTACGATCAGCGATTTCCATGTTATTCTCCCAGTTCTTCTGTCATGTCTCCCGCTGCTTCCAACACGGGGTTAATTTTGGTTTCGTCCCATTCTTCCATGATCTGATCTAACAGACTATTGGGAATAGCTGAACGGAAATATTTGTGTTCTTTGCCACTTGTGTCAACATATTTGAGTTTGGTACTGTCTTTAAACAGAACTCCTTTTTTCTCAAAAAGTTCAATCAGACCACTGTAGGGATCCATGCCCTTGTCCCAGGGGATTTTGATCTCAACATTTTCAAATGGTTTATTATACCGAGTCTTCATGATTTTGCAAGCAGCGCGGATGCCTCGAACATCAGTGACTTTCTTGCCATCTTCATCTTCCTTGAGTTTGCGTTTCTGCATGGCCACTACAATAGAACTGGCGTAGATGAATCCCTGTCCACCCGAGATCTTGTCATCTGGATCAAACATGTCCTGACTGGCATAACTGTGATTGGTCACTACCATGCCCACATCATATTCGCCAAACATGTTAACACAATTGCGAACAAGTGCTGCTAGTGCTTTTGGCTTGCGTCCCATATCACCTTTGAGGTCTCCACTTTGGAATTGATTCACATCAGTTGGCGTCAACAGCATGCCTAGACTGTCAAGTATAAACAAGACCTTTGGCCTGTCTTTTTCATCCGCCGAATCAAAACGTGTCTTGTAGTCCTTCATGAAATCACTCATGAGTTTTGCTACATCATCGATCATACTCATGTTGACTTTCAGCAGTTTGTCTTCGCTGGTGTCAACACCTAATGGCTTCAACCAATTTTCGTCAAGTGCATTTTCGGTATCGATCAATACTACAAAGATATCGTCCTTTTGTGCATTACGTACAAGATTGCCGGAACAGATATAGGATTTACCACTGCCTGATTGCCCAGCAAACATGGTTACCTTGCCCAGTGGAATACCATTGTTGAAATTGCCAGAAATACAATAGTTGAGTGCGTAGTTTCCGCAGTCAACCCAGTGTTTTGGATCATGGAATCCCAAACTGATACCGGGGATATTTTTTGTCAAATCTTTCCTAAATTTACTCAAATCGAAAGGGCGCACGATTTTCTCCTATCAATAGAATGTTGTCAGATGTTGGCATTGCCTCAAAAGGTCTGGGAGGGATCAACCTCCCAGCCAGTTTACTTCTGCTGTTGGCGGCGCCTGATAGCAGCAATAATATCATCCGGCGTCTGCATTTTTGGCTTGTCGGATTGAGGTGCTGCGGCTGGTTTGGTTGGTTGTGGTTCTTCCCAGGGTGGAACATCATCGACCTGGGTTGCGGCCCTGTTTGGAATCTTATTTAAAATACCAGCTGCAGTACCCGACGAAGTCACAGGTGTTGTCTGCGGAACAACAACCGCTGAATCACTGTCTGCAATACCGTCCATCCTCATGCCATTTGGACGATAGTATTGACCCCAGCGGTCAGTGTCGTAGAGTTCCTCATTTACACTAGCAGTGAACATTTCCATAATGGCATCGAGATGTGCGGCATCGGGTTTCTTTGGCAGGAATGAACTGAGATTCCATAGTCCGTATTGGTTAACAGCATTGGTCTCATCATCAGTGAGTGCACGCTCTTTCATAGCCCACTTGCTGCTTGAATAGTTTGCGTAACCGCCTTTGGTATTCTTGAGTAGGTAAAAATCGCGCCCATGTCGATAATCAGTGGGACTATTCTCAAGATCCTTGTCCATGAGAATTGACTTGACAATGTCAAACACACTGGGGTTGATGATGAATCTACGTATTGGGTTGGCTGGTTCTTGATCTTCCTTGTTGGGATTGGCAGTTACAAAGCCTTGAAATAGATAACTCTTCTTGCGATAATACTTGCGAGCCATATCTTCCAGACTCTTGTCCTTCCACCACGGGCGGATTTCAGCAGTAATTGGACAGGTGTTGGCTTTCCACATGTCAGTGCAGGGAACCTGTACCTCTACAGCCTTGCCTGCTGAGTCTCCCTTGACTCCGGGGAATGGCAGTTTGATAATAAGACGTTCAAGCCAGAAAAAATCGTTGGATTCATCGCCGTCTGGCAGAAATCGCATGGTAGCGCTGGAACCTTCGGGATTATTCCAAAATGGATAAATGGCATTGTCGCCACCGAATCCGCTGCCATTCTTAGCGCGGTCTTTATTGGCCTGCTGTGCCAGCAGTTTAGCCTGGATTTCTTTAAGAGTTAGTGCCATTGTGTGTGCCTCCTTTGTGTGCCTAATAATGGTCTAAAGACAGTGTTGGGTCATCTTTCTGTCCCTCTACTGACAATACTATTTATCACCTGTCATGGATGCAAATCATTAGTCCTGAAGTAGTAAGAACAAATTTTAAAAACATCCATGACATATTTTTTTGATATAATTAGATACCAGCGAGATTTTTCATGCGTTCCAGCATGGCTTCATGCGGGGCCATATATTTTTTCTTAAACACTGCCATTGCTTCGCTGGGTCTTTGGTATGGCATGTTTAGGTTTTCAATCTCTTTGAATCTTTCACCTGTCTTTTGATACACAATATACTCGTGTTTGATCGTACGATCATAGTTATCCTCGTCATGCACAAGATAAAAGTCTCCACTTTGATTGATAACCTTGCCCGACTGGCCGGGTATGTGCTGAATCATGCTGTTTTTCTCCATTTCTTCTAGGTCATTGTCTGCTGGTGTTGAATCTGGCAATGGATCGCCAAAGTTCCAACGTTTTGCACGCTGTTCTTTGTTATATGCAATTTCGTCTTCACGCTCGTGTTTTTTCTGTTTCACACCATATGTATCATTTTCAGACATGACGTGCAGTCTCACAGGCGATGAACTTTTGGTCAAACCTTTGTCTCTGGCAACTTGTTTGGCCCTTTGCAAAGCGTCTGACAACGACCCACTGTATTCCACATGATCCTTGGCGTCTTTTGAACCAACACCAATTACCCATCCGCCGCTGCCTCGAGGTTTTTTGCCATGGGACATTTCGTAATCACTGGTGTCAGTTTCGAATGCTTCATCAATCGAATCGACCCTGCTGCCTACTGAGGCATCTGTGGTGAACATTTTATCCAAAGAGAATTCCATGAGAAATTCGTCGATTTCTCTTTCTTCTGGCAGTTCGGTCTCAGTAGTATATTTGGTGCCGCTGGCTATGGCTTCGCGCACAAATGCTAGGTCCTCTGTGCTGGGTTTCCTGTTTTGTCCCAGCATGGCTGCTATTTCTCTCAGTCGGGCAGCAGCATGTGAGTCAGAACAGGCATCGGCCAGCTCTATCAACTGCAGGTGAAGTCGTGCCAACACTGGCTGTGTATGTGCCACTCCGCTGATATCAGGTCGGCGGTGCCAGGAAAATTTAACAACGTGCGATGACTTGTCTACACCACTGAGGTAGCGAGCCGCTACTCCAAGATCACTGTACAGTGGCTGTTCTTGATCGCAACCGCAGACTTCTGCCAGGCGCTGCCAGAGACTATTGGTTGTGGTCTCGTCTAGTATCACATGTTGATTGGCCAGCAGTCTCTCAGCGCGTGCATGACCTTTTGGTCCCTGTAGGCTCTTCAAACGACCATTGATACTGTTCATACTTTCGCGTACCGAAACTGTCCATCCGCTGACCGCACCATTTTGCCGCATGGCATGTGATGCTCTGCGCAGGCTCATGTAATCTCCACTTAGTTT